CGCCCGCTGACGGTAGACGGTCGGGAAGGGCCGTGGTCGGTGGTGGATGTGGCCGCCATCGAGATCGTCATCGAAAACTCCTGGGCCAACATCCGGCTGGATATCGATGATCTCAAGCACGACTTCCGCGAGTTCATCGAGTACCGGCCTGACCTGCAGGATATTGCTGATCTCGCCGCCGAGGGGCATGTGATTGCCGACGCGGCCGAGGGCACGGCACGGGCCGCCATCCGCCAGGTGGCGATTGCGCAGGCGACGGCTGACTATGCCAAGGCGGTGCTGGGATCGCAGATCACGGCCGAGTACGATCTGACCGAAAAGACCGTTTCTGACAACCTGTCTCAGATCAGGGGCACCGTCTCGGCGCAGGCGACCCAGATTGCCAGCGTGGAGGCGACTGCCGAAAAGGCGCTTGCCGTGCTCGGATCGGAGATCGTTGCGCAGTGGGAGAGCAACGGCACGACCGTCTCCAACATTGCGACCGAGCTAAGCGCGTCAGTGGAGGACATTGGTGGTCAGGTTTCCGCCTATGCGAATGCCATCACATCGCTGTCGGCAGCGACGTCTCCGACTGACGTCAATACCGCCAATTTCCGCATGGCTGTGCAGACGGGTCCGAGCGGCTACAGCCGCATCGGCATGCAGGCGCGGCAGGGCGGCACAGGGTCTTGGCGACAGGCGTCGCTCTTCCTGGACGTGCCGAACGCGCCCGGCGAGCCGACGCGCGTGGTAGTGGACGCCGAGCAATTCGCTGTGCTCGGGCCAAGCGGGGCGACCGCGCCGTTCGTCATCGACGGCGGGACCGCATACGTCAACAACGCCATGATCCGCAATCTGACGGCGGATAACATCACGGCGGGCAAGCTCAACGCCGCAGAGATCCTTCAGAACGGCACGCTTATCACGGAACTCATTGCCGAGAATGCTGTGTCGAACTCGATGTTCGTCTCTGCTGATAACCAGGTTTATCTCTTTGGTGAGATGACGGTTCTGACGCTCAACTGGACTGGGCAACCGGGCGCCCGGCGGCTGCTCCAGTTTGTCTGTGACCTGTACGGGGAATTTGTTACAGTTGTTGGCGATTCTATTAACCCGACGACGAGCACAATCCGCCTGAAGCGAGACGGCGTGACTATCGCGCAGGTGACGCGGCCCTTCGGCTGGGTCAGCTTCCAGAATTACGCGCCCATTGGCACCGCGATCCTATCGACAGGCGGTAACTCGGTCACGCTATTCGCCATCGATACGACTGGCGGCGCAAGTGTCCAGTACACAGTCACGGTCCAGGCAAACGGTTCGTATAGCAATTTTCACGTCCGAGACAGAAGCCTGCGCCTCGACGAGCTGCGACGCTGAGGCGCCGGCCCTTCACTCCATCCTTTCCGTGCCGCGCACCACGCGGCCGAGGAGCGCACATCGATGACGCTTGCATATCCCTACCTCTACGGAACCAACATCCCCGGCGCGGGGCAAGGCTCGGTCGCGACTGTGACCAACGGCAGCCGGATTGTGACCGGAACCGGCGGCGCATGGACCTCGGCCCTTGAGCAGGGCGATCTCTTCCTCACGGGCGGTGCGATTGGCCTGGTCGAGGAGATCATCTCGGATACCGAGCTGAGACTGGCCCTCAACTGGACAGGCGCCAACATCACCAATGGGGCGTATGTGGCGATGCGCGGCATCGCACACACCGACCCACGCAATTACGGGCGGAAGTTGGGTGAATATCTGGCGCTCGTGCGTGAGTTGCCTGACCCAGGCGGCATCGGCGATGTCTTCGGCCCGAGTGGCGGAGTGGTTAACAACGAGGTTGTCCTGTTCGACGCCACCACCGGCAAGAAGATCAAGGCCTCGGGCGGCGTGACCGCCAGAGCTCGCGGCAACCTCCAGGTGGATGGTCAGCTCGATGTGCTGGGCCCGAACATCGTCATGCGCGGTGCGGGCAACACCAGTATCCGGTTCAGGAATGCTGACGGCTCCCTGCAAAACGCTGTAATATACTGGGACAACTCAAACAGGCGCATAGCAATTGCTATAAATAATCCTGATGGGGTGACTGTCGCAAGGCAGTTATATGTTGGCGAAAATTTGGCGTGGGACGAGGGGACCGCCACCCGCACTATCTGGCACTCCGGAAACTTGCCCCAGAGCGCCATTGGCCGAGTAGTGCAGTCGGTCTACTCCCAGAACACAGCGTACACTGCCCTCGCTGCCAACATCCCGCTCGATGGCACGGTGCCGCAGATTGGCGAAGGGACGCAGGTGCTCGCGGCAACCATCACGCCGTCAAGCGCCACCAACAGGATTCGCATGCGGGCAGTCGTCCCGCTGTGCAGTGATGCCACCGCCAACCGCAACCTGATCGCGGCGCTTTTCGTGGGCGGTTCTGCAAATGCTGTCCGCGCGGACTTCCTGAACACGGCGCCGTCAACCGCGTTCGCGCAGATCGTCCTCGAGCACAATCAGGTCGCCGGCACCACGGCCCCTGTGACGGTGACCGTCCGTGCTGGCGCGAGTGCCGGCACGGCCTTCCTCAACGGCGGCCCGACACAGCCTTGGCTTGGCGGGGCACAGGCCGCCACGCTGACCGTCGAAGAAATCAGGGTCTGAGCGATGTCCTACACTTTCCTTGCTGCCCGATATGCCAATGCTGAGCAGACTGCCGCCGTTGCCGAGACGGAGGAGGCCGCATCGGTGGCGCTGTCTGCGGTGGACACGCCGGAGGACTGGGCGGCGCTCATGGCGAGCGGCATCCCCATCGCGCCATATGAGCAGCCCGAGCCGCCGCTGGTCCCGCTCACGGCCCGGCAGCTCCGCCTTGGCCTCGTGGCAGCAGGCATCTCCCTCGGGGACGTGGAGGCGGCCATCGACGCCATCGAGGACCCGGCCGACCGTGAGGTAGCGCGGATCGAGTGGGAATATGCGACCACGTTCGAGCGGGCGCATCCTCTCGTCAATCAGCTCGGAGCCGCGCTCGGTCTGACGCCGGAGCAGATCGACGACATGTGGCGCGCGGCAGCTACGCTGTAGCGCGCTTCACTACATCCACCACCCATCGGCCGCCGCAGGGCGGCTTTTTTGTTGCCTGAACTGAGGTGAGGCATGACGCGACGCATCAACGCCGAAGGGCTTGCGCTGATCAAGCGTTGGGAAGGCTGCAAGCTCACGGCTTACAAGGACGTAGCAGGCGTGTGGACCATCGGCTACGGCTCCACCGGGCCGCACGTCAAGCCCGGCATGAAGATCACGCAGGAGGAGGCCGAAAAGCTCCTTCTGAAAGACCTCGACCGCTTCGAGCGGGCCGTTGACACCCTCGTGAAGGTGCCGCTGAGCGACGGGCAGTTTGCCGCGCTCGTGTCCTTCGCCTTCAACGTCGGTGAGGCGGCGTTCGCCAAGTCCACCCTTCTGCGCAAACTCAATGCTGGTGACTATGAGGCCGTGCCGGGTGAACTCGGCCGTTGGGTGAATGCCGGCGGCAAGCGCGTGCAGGGGCTGGTGAACCGCAGGGCAGCGGAGGCGGGCCTGTGGGTGCGCGGTTCTTACGTCGCGTCCAATACGGTCCAGGCGGAGCCGGAGACGCCGCCTGTCATCGACAAGGAAACGGTGTCGTGGGGCGCCGGCATCATGTCCACGCTTGGCGCCTCGTTCGCCAGCCCCGGCCCCCTTCAGTGGGCGCTGGCGGCCATCATCGTCGTCGGCTTCGGCGTTGGTCTGTGGCTCTTCCTGAGCAAGAGGCTCGCTGCCCGATGATCTCCTTCCTCCTGTCCGGGCCCGGCCGCTGGCTCGCCGGCGCCCTTGTCGCGGTGCTCGTCGTCGCAGGGGCCTACATCAAGGGCCGCTCGGACGGGGCCGCCCTCACTGCCGCGCAGATCGAGAGGAGCAATACCGATGCGCGCAACAAGGCTGATGATGCTCGTCGCCGCGCTGAGCGTGAGTTTGACCGTCACGGCGTGCAGCCGGACGGTTGGCAGCGCGACTGAGTGCCAGATTTTCGCGCCGCTCACGTGGTCCTCGCGTGACACGCCGGAGACCATTCGCGGCGTCAAGGGGCACAACGCGGCCGGTGAGGCCGCATGCGGGTGGCGGCCATGAACGATGCGGTGACCATCTCCCGCGAGGAGCTTCAAGCCATTGTGCGTGAGGGCGTGCGCGATGCCCTGCATGACGTGGGTCTCCGCGCCGACGATCCCAAGGCCGTCGAGGAAGCCCGCGAGGACTTCCGGTTTGTTCGCCGGCTTCGGCAGGGCGTCGATGGCGTCGCCAGCAAGGTCGGCATGGCGATTGTCCTCTCCATCGTCGGCGGCCTCATCACTCTCCTGACCTTCGGCCTGAAGGCTTTCCTCGGCCGCTGATCCGCACGCCTGAGCGGCAATCAGGCTCCCACCATAGGAGACGACTTATGTTC